AAGGTTTGGGCATTATACATCCAAAACCATGGTTTGTCAATAGGGTTCGTAATCTATTTTGGATGAAAATTGCCAAATATTCTGGGATATTTGAGATTATTTCGTAATATGTTTTAAAACCAGGAAATATGGTTTGATATGCTTTAAAAACCAGAAAACAATGGTTTGTTATTGACTATAGGGGGGATATGGTGTATGATCGTAATCTTTTTTAAATTCCCCGCCTTCGGCGGCGCCCTAGGATCGGGCGGTATTACATAAGGGGTTCGTAATACTCTTTCTCTACATTGCTGAAGTTAAGAGTGATGTCCTTGATGCCACGTTTAAAAAAGCGGCGGGTATAAAAGAGTTTCAAACCACTATAGGTATATACAAACCTACCTATATAAGATACTCCATTACCAAATGCAATGGCTAATTGGTTTTGACCAGTATGATATGAACTTGGTGAATGTATATTCGATCCATTAAATCTAGCATGGTTATGTGGAGACATCATTACTATTATAACATGGTTTGATGGTTTGGGAAAAATATGGTTTGGATCGTAATAACTTTCTGGGAATTTTTTGATATCGTTCGTAATACCGTAAAATTATGGTTTTGTGGTTTGTCTATATACAGTGCCTAGGCGCCCCCGTAGGGGGTTATGAGATTTTTAGTCTTCCTTAGCGATTTTCATTTCTACATAGGCGAGGAGAGTTTCTAAACTATCAAACTCCTCAACCTCTTCTTCGGTTACTTCAAGAGCAGCGAGAAATAGATTAAATGTTTCGTTGATATAGTCTTCTGCCATTGGTAGGGGCTGAACCACACCTGTAGCAATAAACCATGCCAAAGGTAAGCCTACATCATTGTACTCAATAAAATCTTCGAGTTTTTCGTCCTGTCTGAATTCAAACCAGAACTGACCTAAAATACCACACTTATCCGAAAAGGCTACTGACATGCTGTTCTCCTAAATAGTCTACCATAAGTTTATCATACTCTTCCCCTGCTGTCAAGGCAAGAACCTCAAGGCGGTGCCACACAATAGGTGGGTGATTACGAACAAGGTGATATCCTACTGCCTCCAGATTTATGCCCATATCCTCATTGATAATCTTAGCAATCCGTGCAGCAGCCTGTATCTCCTTAGTGTTTTGCGGTTGTCGTCGTACGCTGTAAGCCATAGTTCTCCTTATATCGATTGTACCAAAAAAGTAGAGGGGGTGCAAGAGGCAAGAAAGGGGACCTCTCACACCCCCATGAAGGGGGGACCCAACCCCCTTTTAGGAAGTGGCAGACGCCACAAGACCGTGATATCTAATAAAATCCTCAATACTGTGCCAGTCTTCACCACTACCAACAGTCATGTCAGTCAGGTCGATGGTGATTGGGTGGTCCAGAAAGCCTTGGTCTGACGGGTCCATGGCCTGAATGCCATAACCTGTCTCTTCCAGGATTGAGTCCTGAATAATAAAACTAATAGCCATACGTGTGGCATATGGAATGTCGCCCATTTGTAGACGTGGTCGTGCATGCTGCAGGGCTGCTGCCAGCAACTCATACATATGGTCCTCATCCCAGTGGCTGTACAAGGCCACAGCGTGGTCCTCTGATTGTTTAAATACGAAGTTACAACGTGCTCCCATGTTAGGGCCTTTCTGTAGTAGGGTTTTTATTAATTGTATCAAATTCCAATGGCAGCGTCAACTGGATCCAATCATTCATCATCTTCAATACCCTCCAGGTAATCACCAGTAAAGTCTACAACAATCATTCCTACTCTCCCGTCCTCATTGATATGAGCAAATACAGGGTATAGGCCATCGCCATAGCCAGTTGAAAAAACAACAGAACTTGCAAGTCCGAGTTGACCAAAGCCCTTTTCGATAGTTGCATTACAGGCACCGAGATATCCGTATTCGCCACTTCTATTTTTGCGTTCGTCAAATGGGACATCAGAATCTGAATCCCAAGGCTTCCATTCATCTAAATAACATGGGTCGCCAATCATTGCCTGACCACTGTCAACAGCGAACTGGCCGATTAGAGTTAGTTTATCTGTCTTATCGATATTTATCATTCTTTCTCCTTTGCTGATATTGCGAAAGATATATCATACGTCAAACCATAGCAAAGTGCAAGTGCGTCGGTATATCCCTCCCAATATTTACGTTCCATAGATTCCATGGCGTCTGAGTAATCATTTTCCTCCTCAATACGCTGGGCTTCTGCAAACTCTGCTTCAGCCTCAAGCATTTTGATTTTGAGTTCGCCATGCATAATATCAATACCGTCAACACCAAGATTGACAAGTTTTTGTAGACGTGCGTCTAAGGTTGTAGGGGTCACTTCCATTATTATTCCTTTCTATAAGTGGGTACGTGGGCGTCATCTAAGTATACCTTATGGACATCACATTCTGCAACATAGTGAAGGTCCGCTTCACCAAGATAGTTACATTCACTGCAGATTTCTCCACAATCATTATCGCAGTATTCCATAGTATTATTAGCATCACAGTCACGACACTTACTTTCATATGATTCTATTTCATTTATGTTACCTGCCTCAAACTGCATCAAACCACCCCACCCTGTTTCTTCTTCATAGGATAGTTCAAAGTCAAGGTCAGGATACTGTTCAGATAGTTTAGTTATAGCCTCAGTAGGTGGAGACCACGCAGTGTTGAAGCGGTATGCAAGAGAAGTCTCAGTCTCTTCCATTAGTTCTGTATCAGGATACTTATCTTCATCATGAACAGCAACATCCCACTTAGTACCCCAGTTACGAACATTCCAATCGTACCAGTGATTACCCTTGAACATAAGTGCTTCTTCCAGAGGTTGCTTATGGTCTGGGTGCTTTAGATATTCTTCATCAGATACGCCGTCTTGAATATGATTCCAAATATTATGGAATGCAAAGATAGGATTAGAGTATGCGGTTTGTGATGGTTCCATATTTCCAGTTGTAGCATTCCATGAGTCATGGGTTTGAACAAATGGCTTGTTGAGTTGTCGCTTGACATCTGCAATGAGAGCAGAGTCACCCTCTATAGTTAGAGAGTTATAGCACCAATTTGGCATTGGGCGGTCCTTTCTGTTGGGTCGTAATACAATTTTAGCAAAATCTCAGGGGGATGTCAAGTCACTCCCAATACCTTATAATGGTATGCATAGTATTATGTAATGCACAGTCACAGTCCCCACCGTTCATATTTTCCATGAATTCAAAGTGGGATAGATTATCCTCATAGATCTCAGTAACCAGTTCATCTATTGTGTACAACTTGCTCACTGTAAGCCTATCTTAGTTAATACATAATTGAATGCCGCTACCTGGCCATTGATAAAATTATACTCAAAGTCAAGGTCAGCAAAGTCTTTGGATGCAGGGTCAAGAGACTCCATCTCATCAGCAAGATTTCGTAGGTCTTCGTCCAAGCCATTCCGCATGTTAAATATATGGGTTGTTAGTTCATCTATTGTCATATATTTATTATCCCACAATCCAGCAAAAAAATCAAGTGCTACGTAATAAAAAAAATACAAAAATACAATGTCCGTTTTGTCCGTTTGCCTAGGCATTTTTTTGCAACTAATGATCCGCAATTGCAAAATAAAAAGTGAGCAGTTTATACTCATGCTCAGGAGTTGCGATTACTTTTTACGCAATCGCTAAGACATTGCGAACAACGCCAAGCAGACGATTCTTTTCTGCTGTAATCATCGGGTCAAAACCAGAAGCAGCAGCAAGAAGTGATTCGTTATTACCACCACGAGCAGAACGATGCCAATCCAAACGCTCAGTTAGAGCATTGAACGCACCCCACGCAGTGCCAGCAATCATGCCATTGAACTCGCCTGTGTAGATGTCATTGATAACATCAACCTTGTTAGTCCACTTAGTGACGGCAGCCTTCTTTTCATCTTCAGGCTTAGGATAAGCAGCAAGAATGATGTCATTGAATTGTTGCGCTGTGATTTCTTTTTCAATCATAGCCTTAGCCATGATGTCGAAAGCGTCCATGTAAGAGTTAGCAAGACCAAGAGTCTCACGAGCAATCTGAACTTTACCATTAGCGGTCTGAGTGTGGCGAATCTTGAAAGATTGCTTGATACCATCACGCTTTTTGGTACGACCCAAAGCAAGGTTGAGAGTATTAGCGCAAACAACACGAACGGGTGTGATTGACGCTTGAATAGCGATTGAGCCATCGTGTGATGTATTGATAAGAAGATAAGTCTTTACCTTATCCGCAACACCATTAGGGTCAAGAATTGTCTCACGCTCAAGAGCAAGAGAGCCGAATACAACACGACCACCACGAATAGAGCCAGCAGTTTCCCAACGACCTCCGCCATCAAGAATATTATCACCGAATGAAAATAGGTCTTCATTCTGAAGTGGAACATATCGCTCACCTACAACACCAAGAACATCGGTCTGTGTGTTGTCGGTAGGATTAGTGCGAACGACATATTGATAAGACTTATCCGAAGACAAGTGAGATGGAATATTTACATCTTCAAGACGAACATTCCAGTTATTTAGATTAGCAGCAGACAACATTTCTGCTGTTGTTTTTTCTTCTGTGAACACAGTACCAAGACCATGCCACGCAGGTTCACGAAACGAAGCAAAAGAAGCAACGCCGTTTTGAGTTTCTAACTCATGAGCCATTTTTATTTCCTTTCTGTTTGATGTATCAATCTTAGCACACCCCTCCGACAAAAGCAAATAGGACTATCAAAACGGACATTTTGGCGTGTCGTAAATCACATCGTAAAATTTGACTTTTTCAAGTTTTGCGGGCTAGGTAAATGATCTAGAAAAATTAATGAGCAGTTTACGTGGACGTGCTCAGGTCCCTTGCATGCTCCTGAAAGAAAGGATGAAAGAGGAGCAATGCGTATAGTTCCTGGCCCCTTTCATGAAGGCCAGGAAATTTATTTAGTAGTCTACACGAGAAATGTTATCTACTTCAATATCGACTTCAACATCATGTGAATGTGAATCAGCATAAACAGTCAAATCAATATCATCAATGTCAAAATCAGAAAGTTCTGACAACGGTACAGATACTGTGCCTGTAATTGTTGCAGTTGCCTCAAACTGAATTTCTTTTGTTGCACTGAATCCAAAGATATTGCAAATCTCAGAGACAATGTCTTCTGCAGATGATTCGTTTTCAATCCAGCCTACGAGTTCGCCTTCGAGTTGACGAGAAAGAGCAAACTGCTTATCCAGTGCTTTTTGTGTTCGTCGAGCCAATTCCAATGCATATTCAATGTCAACTACCTTGGCAGTTGGATATGAAACTGTTTGTTCTGGTGAATCCAAATCAATAACCTTATAGGTTACAAGTTGATTAGGGTTATAGTGAATTGGTGCTACAATTTCGTTAGTCGTTTCCATTTGTGATATCCTTTCCTAAGTTATCAAATTCTTTGATAGTATCTATCATCTCATCTATTTGACCTTCTGTCAAGCAGGCATGAGTGACAAGGGTAGCAGTAAGTGCTGAAAGATGAGCAGAATACATAAACATAGCCCTGACAAACTCATCTGAACTCATTTCGTTTCTGTTGTGATAAATCATCGCAGCCATGTCCATAACCCCTTCGTCATGAACGGCTTCAGCAGTTGCCTCTTGAATAGCCAATGCGGTACTAATCATTTATTTATCCTTTCTTAGATAATCTAATCATAGCACTACCCTCTGACAAAAACAACCCAGTTCGTACATAATCTCATATTTTGGAATGTGTGAAAAATCACACTGCCTAGGCGATTTTTTAGAGCAGTTTTACATCATGCTCAGGATGATCTTTCCAGGAATACCCGCAAGGACTTTCGCCACTTCATTTTTTAGCGGGGCTTATCAGGAAAGAAGTTTATGGTTTGATGTATGCGTATGTATAAGAATACTTAGGGCTGTTTGCCTTTAGAGTCTTATTCGCATTATTTACAAGGGCATGAGCCGCAACTGCGTTTCTATCTACAAAAGATAGCATTTCCTTCTTGCCTTTGCTAATAGTTAGTTTATACATTATTTGCCTTTCTATTTGGGTTGGAGGTGGAGCAGTTTTATCACTTGCTCAGGTGAGTAATTTTACAAGTATCTTGCGATAGTATTGTAAGTAGAAGTTGAAACAACTTCCTCATCTGTCATCTTGAGAATACGAATTGCGTTCTCAATCTCATCAACCATTTCCTTGTATTGCCAATCGTGGAAAGTCTCAAAATCTTTCTCAGGTTCAGCAGGTAGTTCAAGAGTTCCCTTTGGTAAAGAGAAAGATACATTTAGTTCGCCATTGTATCTTGTGTGAGCAGACAAGTCATTTGCCTTAGCGATGTTAGCAAGGGCAATCTTAGCGATTTCCTTGTTATACTTTTCCATAGCCTTTGAGTATTTCTCCTCATTGACTTTTTGGTTAGCCTTATCTTTCTTGAGTTGTGCTAACTTGTTTTCAAGTGCCTTGATTACTTTTGAGGTCGCAATCTTGACATTTATGGATTTACCATTACGAGCCATTTTTTTCCTTTCTTATGGGTTTTGGGTCTGTATCTAAGGATAGCATTTCTGCCTTAGAAAATCAAGTTGAGCAGTTTAGCCTTCTCATGCTCAGGAGAGGTTAGCATTATGCTAAGATTACTTTGCTGTCCAAGTAGTCCAGCGTGGTGTGCCATTGACATCAAGTTTGACACGAACGGAAGTGCCGTCCTTGTTTGGCTTGATTTCTGTGATAGTGCCTGTAACCTTTGACTTCTGTGAGGTGTAGAGGTCGCCTACCTTGTAAGTGCTTGTTGATACTGCCATTTTTCTTTCTCCTTTGTTGGTTGTTATGTTATTATTATGACATTTATTTTCTGCCGTGTCAAGTTATTTCTGAGATTTCTCACATTTTGAGACTGTGATTTAGATCACTTTAGGGGTGGATAGAACATTACCCATAGCAAGCCAGCAGTTAGTAATAGGATTATTAGTTTCATGACTACCTTTTCTTAGCAGAGAATACTATGTCCGCTTTGTTATAGACACATAGACTACATTTTACACAAGCAGAGCCGTCTTTGTCAATTAGGGCAATAGCCTTTTTATTTTCAGGGCATTTTGCTCCAGGCTTACCAATCATTGCTTTCATGTCTTCCTGCCCAATTGCGAAGGTATCGGCAAGATATGCTAATCTTATTCCTTGAGTAGATAACTCTACTGCCTTATCCTTGTTGTCGCTATCAGTGCTAAAATAAAGAGATAGGTTTTCTATCCCCTTGAGAATAGTTGCTGCAGAGGGTACACGAGTGTATACCCAAAATTGAATGTCAGGATTATTTAGAATAACTTTTTTCCATGCGTGTGTATAAGTATCACTAAAGAAGTCACCGTCCCAGTGAATGCGGAATAGCATAGGTGCGTCTTTCTTTACACAATCAGCCCTAAACTCATTTATCATATCAGAGATTAGGCCTTCCATAGTATCATGGTCTGCGTCTTTTAGCAGGGTCCAATTATGGAGAAGAGTATCCCTTACTCCCTTGTAGATTTTTTCAAGTTTTCCCGCATAACACACTTTAGAACATACGGAAGTTGCATTAGGACACGAGTAAGATTTACCAGCAGGAAGTCCGAAGGTGTTGGCAATTGTTGGGGTTTTTCCATTGGGTGAGACTGCATTTGCTACCTTCCTATCATTAGAGCGTTTTAGTTTCATTGCTCATCCTTTCTTTAGTTCAAGCATAACATTTTTGAGATAAAAAGTCAAGCAAGGGTTTTGTTTTTATGCTTTACTTTTCGGGAGTAGGCTTTTTTACTGCGTAATGGGGTGGCAGCATTAGATCTGCGTAATTCCATCAGTCTGCGTAATTCCTCAGCCGTTTTTTTTCTCATGAGATAATCTTACCACATACGTAAAGAAAAATCAAATGTCCGATTTGTCCGAGTTGCTAGGCGTTTTTGCAGATTACTCTACAAAAACATACCATTCAAGTTTTTCATCATCAAGAATAAAATGCTCAACCTCATCATCAAAGTCATCAAGCAAAACCAAATGATATCCGTTATTTACTTCCATGATTGTTTTTATGGTTAGATATTGTTGCTCTATCTTGATTAGATCACCTTCTGCCAGTTGATTTGGCAGAAGATAATCAGCAAAACGCAATTCCATACTTGTCATTGTATCAGACATTTATTTGCCTGTCACCCTTCCGTCACGATAAAAATGTTTGGTATACATTTTACCTGTTGGGTCTGATAAGTTATAAGTTGCGTATTCTTTAGCATCGCCAAAGTCTACGCATTTATCCCACGCAGATACGGCTTCAAGCATATCTGATACTCGCAGGGTATTTACCAATTCTCCGTCATACGAAGTTGTAAGTGAATATGTATATTCCATTTTATCTATCCTCCACATCTACATACTCATAGGGAATGTAGTTATCGCTTCCGTCATCTTGTAAATTAGTATAGATAACAATTTGTCCGTCGTTATCTTCTTCTATCTGATAGTCAGGGGCAATTTTAGCAAGTGCCGTTCTGAATTTATAGCCGTTCATTTTAGTATTCCTCTCTTTCAATAAGCCAAGCCTCTAAGTGGTGAGCCTCAATAATAGCAGAAGCAGGGGCTAAGTCGCTACCTCGCCACGATACTCCTTCAGGAAGTTTTATAGGCAAATCCCAAAGTCCTGCGTCATTTACTGCGTCAATAGCCTGAACGCAAGGCAGTATCATGCTTGACGGAACGGGCGGGTAGTGATTAGCAGATAAGTGAATACCTATCTGTTGCTCAATACTTAGATGAATACCAAGTTCATCAAGAGTTCCGTCTGCTATTTCAGTTGCCATATTGCTTCCCATATTAGTTAGCCTCCATTGTTGTAAATAGTTGTGGCTCACTTAGCAAGCCGTTGTCAAATAATACTGAGCCATCTTCGTCAAGGATTAGACCATAAGTATTACACTCGCAATCCTCCATGTCAAAGTCCTCTCCATTAGCCCAACCATGATAACCTCTGCCATAGCATAGGTCGCAGTTAGCAATAGTCCTTAGTGCGTATTCCAATTTATCCATTTTTCATTTCCTTTCTTTCAATACTCTGAGCCTATCATGTCCTACTGACATTTTCAATTCGACACGCCCTATTACCACGAGGAAGTGTAGTAAAAGGACAATTTGGACATATCGGACAATTCAAGAACACGCTTCAATTTCTTTATGGTGTCCTTGATATCCTGCCAATACCATTCGTCAATATCAGTACCGCCAAAGAAAAAACCTTCTTGTGGTGGCAGTAGGTTAGGGTCTTTATTGAATAGAGCCTGTTGGCAGGTATTCAACAATTCTTTCAATTTCTCAGTAGAGACATAGTATTCACCGCAGTTATCGTTACCGCCCTGAACATTCCTAACAAACCAAGAATGGATCTGATTAGCCTTGCGCCAATAAGCGCAGGTAACTTCAACATGAACGCCATAGATATCTGTTGCGACATCTTCCATTCCTGAAACATTTACAATTTCAGTCCAAAGTGGATTTATTACTTCAGGGCTATCCATTTTCAATTCATCATTAGACTGTAACTTAGTCCAGTCAATTTTTTCAACATACTTCTTAGCATGAAGATACATATCCAAACCCATTTTATTGAGCCTCCTCTACAACATCAAGAACATCAAACACTTCCATATTAGCAACATAGTGCTCAGGTAGCAAATACATAAGAGCACGAACATGAGAAACCGCCTTCAGGTCAGTTTCAGCATCAACACGATAAGAAATAAGAACATTTTTCATCAGTTTTTCCTTTCTTTATTTTCAGGCTTCCAGCCTATCATTTTCTACTGACAATTTCAAATCGACACGCCGTAATTTCGGGAAAATTTTGGGAGTGATAATAATCACATCATAAACAGTTGTGGATAAACCTGTGGATAAGTGCCTAGGCGTTTTTTGTTGAAGACTAAACTAATTTTGTTTAGCAGCGCATAAAAAACATTTGAGATCTGCGATATATATTCTACCGCAGACCTCGCATGTTTTGAATTTAGTTTTCTTTCTTGGCATTTCTTATGATGAAATAAATTGAAAGAATCAAACTAAGTTGAACAAGTGTTGTTAGAAATCTGCTCATACGGGAATCAATCCAATCTCATCAACACCGCAAGCCTTTTCGAATCTTGCTTTATCGAATCGCTCATTATCGGCAGCGAAGTATTGTGCGAATTCCTCCACTAAATCTTCAAATACCTGCGGATGAATCTCATCAGAGAATCCCCGCAAAATGTCGGAAGTTTTTACATAGTCTTTTCGTGTCATCATTAGAGAGTTCCCCCTAACAAAATAAACGCATGAGTTCCGCCCTCATTTACTCGCTCTAATTCTTGAATTAGTTCGGCGGTAGAAAGTAGGGAAGCGTTTCCAATTAGTTCCTCTACTGCTTGTTTATTCATGTCAGCAAAGACACCTGCAGGCAGGCGAGAAATAATTTCTGCCATTTCTGAGTGAGAATAAACTCGTGAAATAAAATTCACTCCATAGGAAGTGAAGGGATAGTCTGTGTAAGTTGTAGTCATTTAGTTATTACCTTTCTTAGTTGTTGATACAATTTTAGCGATTTTCTCTGCGTTTGTCAATTTTATTTCTTGGCGTTGCGCCTCGATTAGTTTCTTGAATTCATCAAGTTTCATAGTGGAAGAATTTCCTTTCCGTAGTAATTTACTGCCTGAACAATGTTGATAACTCCTTTATAGTCTTTACACTTAGGGCAAAAACGATTTTGTCTATCGGTAGTTATTGAGCAGAATACGCAAATGTTATCCTGAAGGGCAAATCCCAAATCCTCAAGTTCTCTTAGTGTTGTCATTAGTTTTCCTTTCTTATTTATCTAATCTTATCAGAAGGGGCTGACATTTACAAGTCAGACACCTTGACGGCTATGGTAGCCCACTTATGACCATTGAAGCGAATTGAATAGGCTTGATAGTCTGTGCCCACCCAGACATCATCTCGCTTTGTGGCGTAGTTGATTTCTCCGCCTTGATAACGGCGAGCAAGTGAGCGAGGGTGATAAGTTTGACCTACGAGAAGGTCTTCGATAGAGTATGCTTTCATGAGTTTTCCTTTCTTTATACCTACAAGTTTAGCAGAGGGGTCTGACATTTTCAAGCCGACACGCCGATTTAGTTTGTGTGAGTTGGCTCACATTCATAGTGAAAACGGGCAAATCGGACATTAGGAGAGGTTCCTTCGTGCCAAGTAGAGAAGTGCCAATTTTCATCAGTTCTCCAACCGCAATCATCATCATACCAAGTAAATTGCTCAATAGTTTTTTCACAATTAGCACAAGTAGAAGTAGGACTTTCGGGCAGATAGTCAATTATAGTTGGTTTATGAGGGTTTAGAATTGTTTTCATAGTTTTACCTTTCTTTTTTCTTACTCCGTAAGTCTAACACACTCGCATAAAAAAAGCAAGCCGACACGCCGTAAAGAACGTAACATTTTGATAACGACACGCCCGACTGCGGGGGCTAGGCTTTTTACCCCTCCCTCAGTGTCCAGTAGTCAAGCGCAACGCAATCCAACTTGTAGCCAAGCGCAGCAGACTCCTTGACCTTATAAGCAAAGTCATTATGCTTCTTCAAAAACAAAGTTTGACGTGTCCAATCAATACACTGAATCAGCAAGCGAATTTCCTGATCACTAAGCGGAACCATATAAGTAGTCATGTTATCTCCTAAAGTTCTTCGGGGTAGTTGTAGATCTTACCATCATCATGCAGGTAGTAACCTGTATAAATCAAAATTTGATTTTCCAAATCAAGACCATAGTCGTAGTCCTGAATCATCTTCTGAACAGTCTTAGAATTCATAGTTATATTCCTTAGCCCAACTTTCACGAGTACCAATAATGGAACGGCAAGCGTCACAGCAAATAACGCCATGCGGATTTAGGTCATAGTCATACGAATCAATTTCAGTGCGAACAGAGCCACACACAGAGGAGATAGGAACAAAGAATCCCATTAGTCTAACCTTTCTTTTCGTCTATAAGTATAGCAAGGGGGTCTGACACTACTTGCAGAGTGTCTTGCCGTCTTCGGCTTTCCATGAAGACCAACCATAGCGGTCAGTATCATCAAGCCAAAAACAAGTGATTGTCTGATTACACCTTTCACAAGTAGCAGACTTACTATCGTTATAGGTATCTGTGAAAGATTGAGAACCCTTTACAGGGGTATGAACCTCTCCACGAAACAGGAGGGCTACGATTGACTGATTATCAAGTGACATTTGATGTCCTTTCTTTTCTAACTTACTATGGTAAGTCTAACATAGACCACTGACATTTTGAGGGGTACAAAACGGACATTTAGGACTTTGTGAGGTAGAACACATGTGACGTATACCACATAAAATATACTTGACAAGATCAGGGAAAAAGGCTAGGCAATGTCCGATTTGTCCTATTTATTTTGTGGTCTAAATCACTTGCGACACGCCGTGTTAGGACTTGACTTTTTGAGATTTTTATGTTATTATTCTCCTATAAAGAAAGGTTAGAAAATGGTAAAAAAATCTTGTATCTCATGCGGTCAATCCGCTTATGCCTCTAAACGCAGTATCCCTGCTCTATGCGATAAATGTATAGACCTAAACATTAGGGTTATGGCTTCTAAAAAGTGATATAACTCACAGGCGACACGCCGACACGCCTCCCCCAAAATGTCGGTGGGACATGATAGGATACGCAGTATCAGAAAAGAAAGGAAAACTAAATGTTAGTTTTAGATTATACAGTAGAAAAAGAAGGCTCATTAGTAGCCGTAGAAAATAGACTCATGCTAAATGAGTATCAAATAAATAACTTGCTTGATAGCCTTGTAGCAAATGGCTATGATGTTCTTAGCACTTGGGTTAGAGAGGATAACTAAAAATGAAATGCTTGTATTGTGATAGTGTAGAAGTCGTCTATTCAGGTGTCGATGCGTTCGTGCTTGGTGTTATTGACGAAGTAGGTAAAATCTGTTATGCTTGCGCCAATGAGAAAGGAAATAAGTAAATGATAAACTCGGTTTATGTAGCAGACTGCTCAACTTGTAGCGGTAGAGGTCTTGTGTTTTTTGGAGATAACGAGGACTATAGTATAGAGCCTTGCGACTGTGTGGGTAGTCTTGACTAACTATTCACCAGAACAACTACGCAGAAAGGCACACTTAGAAAATGGTGGCACTCTCGCTAACTATGATAGAAGCCACTATGTTGAATACGGGATTACAATAAAAGAAGGAGAACAAAATGATACCAGTAAGACTAACAACAGTAAGCGGTGAAACTAAAAGCATGAGTTTCACATCAAACGAAAATGTAAAAACATTTATTCAAAGATTAGAGGAGCAACTTCCTGTCGGTGTTGCTGTAAATGTTGATGCTCCACTTATCGGAATTCATGGCGGTTGGGTTATCGGTAAAAATGAAAGTAGTGGTGAGGAAATTTAGATAACTCATACTAATAAAGTAGTGGGCATGATCGTGCTCACTATTTTTTTTGTTTTTATATTATATAATCACGCATCATACACTTTAGCAAAAAATTCAGATTTTTATAAAAATGGTTTTAAAAAAATTTTTCAGATTTAGTGTATAATAAAATTCGGGAGGGAATATGAAAGAATCAGACAAAATAGACAACACAGACAATATGGGCAGAGACAAGTTTTGGGAAGAACCAGTAAATGATGGTTTGGCACTAAAAACATTTAGCCAGGAATGTTGCGAAAACTGTTCGTGTAAAACCAAAAATTAATTGGTTTTTAGTCCATACATTTCTATATAAAACGAAACCGCATATTCATCAGTTCCACACTCTTGGGCTATTTCCGCAATACTCTTATTTAGATCGATATATTGTTGTTCTAGCCAAAAAGGATCTCTAAAATTTTCAGACATTGACTACTCGATCTGCGATCTTTTCTGCGGTAATCAGAAGATGTGGTCTATTCTCTGCAATAATATTATCTAAAGAAGCATCATCCAAACCTCTTGGTGCGGACTCTCTCATTCCTTCTTCTACAACATCAATGACTGCTTTGATGATTTGTTCTCTCATATTTCACCATTTTCCTATCGGGCACTTAGCCTGTACAAGGGTTGTCTTTAATTTCATGAAACAACCACACTTTTTACATTTTACCATACGCTTGTTGAAGAATTCACAGCCATTACATATTTTGAGGCGGGACTCAATTAACGCCCTATCACTTCTTGGCTGAGAAAGATCAAACAAGTCTGTAAAACCAACATCATCTGTCACCAGTCAATTCTATCATAATACGTAACAGAATACTCTCCTGAGTACACTTCAGCATATGAGAAAATATCACACATATATTTCTTCATGGTCGTCAAACCAATTTTATCCGAACTATATTTATATCCACGTGTCAATGTTTCATGTGAAACCTTCTCTTGGACAAATGCATCATTAAGGGTTTGTATATACCGCTCTTTGCCATATCTCTTGGATGTGAAGGATTGATTTGGATATACCGTCCGAAATTCATCATCCACACCTTTGGCAATATCTGTGTTTTGGATCACATATTCTACTGCAGGACAATTCATCCTATCAGACCATGTTCGCATGTTGTCGCTGTAATTGTCCATATTGCGTAGGGTTGAGTCAGCGTAAGCCATGCGTATTACTTCTGTTTGCGATGCTTCGATCTCTGTTGCGAACGCAATTAAAAATGCGGTTGCGAATGGAAACTTGTCGCCATACTTTGTAATGCCGAAGTGAATATTTGGGTTAAAACTTTTCGCCGACATATTATCATTTAATAAACGCATATGATTGCCAACCGAGACATAATCTGGGTGATTGATATCACAATCTACGAATAAACAATCTCTGGGACTTATGCCATCCGCCAAACATAAAATATTTTTGTCATACGTGCCGACAACTTTAGCACCGTTGTGCCGATTTAGTAACTGCGCCGAAATGAAACCATCCATGTCTGGCGAGATTATTAAATTTGTAGAATACTCTAGTGTCTTAAGTATTTCAGTTTTCATTTTATTAAAACTCCATGTTATAATTTTCTCGTTATGTTTGCTACCGAAGGAACCGCTTTAGTAATTGAAATAATAATTGGTGTATTCACTATTCTAGCAGGAATTGCTACAGGAATCAAGTGGATGGTAAAGCACTACCTGTCTGAATTGAAAACAAATGGTGGATCTTCAATGCGGGATGAGGTCAAGCAAATTAAAATTCGTCAAGATGAAGCAGATCAAATGCGTAGAGATATGGATAAAAAATTAGATAGAATGTATATGCTTTTAATTGATCATGTTTCTAAAAGTAAGGAATAATTTTCTCTATATATAATATATACTATATATAAAGATATATTATATATAAAGATATTCTTTTATATTATATATATATTAATTATACACAAGACTTTCGTCCTCTTGGCTATTTATAAGATTTTTTCTTTGTGACTTTCATCTCTTTCTTGGATTAAGAGTCTGAATTGTCCGTTATGATATACTTTTAAATGCTTGCCCCTTGGTCCGTCTCTCATACCCACCGACCTTGGGGCGAGTCCATATTTTATGGTATAATCCTTTATTATGACATTGTGTGGTCCTGAAATCTTTGGTGCAGATCCAGTTAGAGTTAAGTGGAACGTAGTCCGAGGCGACACTTCTCCATTAAGAGTTGAGTTCTATGAAGATGACGAAGTTACTTATTTTGATACAACAGGGTGGGAATATGCATCAACAACATATGATTCGAAGGGTGATGTTTTAGATGAATTAGAGGTTGTTGCAGGAGATGGGTATGTTGAAATACTTGCATCATCAGATTTAACAAGTTTTTGGGGGACTGGATATGCATCTGTGGTTTCTGAGTTAATGTTTGACCTTCAGGTTACTATAGATGGAGAAACTATATGGACTCCAGTAATAGGAACAATAAATGTACTTGGAGATGTAACGGGAGGTAGTTTATAATGCCAGTTATTAAGATAGTGCCATTTCCTGGTGTACCAGGTGAAAAAGGCGATAAAGGCGATACAGGAAATACTGGGCCAATAGGTCCAACTGGATTGACTGGTGCGATGGGGCCACAAGGTCCTGAAGGACCACAAGGTGAGCCAGGTCCAGCAGGAAGTTTTGTATATAAATCAGGAGCAGTTCCAGCAACATATCATGGAGTTGCGGGGGACACAAAGAACGATATCAGATATGACGACACTCACATATACTTATGCATTGCAGATTATACAGATGGATCTGCAATTATTTGGAAACGAATAAACTGGGCAAGCGGAAACTGGTAGGAGTAAGCCATGGCAGTATCAAAATCCATGGACTTTCCTACAGGTAAAAAATCTAGTTATGCCGCACAGGTAGTCGAAACTCAAAATGTTAACACAGATGTATTAATTAACTATGTGCCCGTTCCAGGGCCTATGGGGCCACAAGGACCGCAAGGGGTACCTGGACCTATGGGGCAGTCTGGAAAAGACGGAGAAAGAGGTCCTAAAGGCGATAGAGGGGCACCAGGAAAAGACGGTCAAAGTTCTTTGTCAGCATCTGGACAGCAGTCTGGTTGGGGTGCATATTTTAATTCTATTAAGAAAGAGATAAGGCTAGGTGCAGACAAAGGTGAAGACGGATGGGTTAGTGTCTGGGTAGATTCGAAAGGAATTAATACAAATCAAAAATACCTACCAGAAGAATGTACGAGCCTGTGGAATGCAGATCAAAGAATGCTTAATTTTCATGGATTAAAGATAGGGTCTCAGGTTTTTGTAACCTATAACTTTGAATTAACAACGTATAGTAATAATACAGAGGTTTGGATGAGAACATTTTTCCCTAAATCTACCACCGAAATTTCGCAGTTTGTGGCGTCTTTAAAATACCAATATGTTTATAATATGTATGTCACTCAGCATTTCTTTATTGAAAATAACAATATGTGGTCAGCAGGTGCAATTCCACAGATTCGAACCGACTATGAATCTTCAGTTTTAATGAATTCTATATATGTATCTGTGATATAATTTACGAGGAGGAACTATGGCATTTCCAGGAACATACAATATTTCATATTACAAGGGTGACACCCACGAGTTTCGTATTTACCCCAAAACAGCAGATGGAGATGTTTTTGATCTTACCCCATATGTAGGTGGAGACTATGATGACGATAATAATCCAGGAACTCCAGTTGTTGACGCCGACGCCGTAGTTTTTTCTTTTTCAGAAAGCAGAGGGGCTTCAAATCCTCATAAATGCTTTGCACAAATATCTGAGGATAAGACTTACATAACTTGTGTTATTAGGCCAGAAGATTCTCAATACTTAACTGCAGGAACTAACTATGTATATGACGTACAAATATTTAAACCAGCAAGTGGATCTATAACATATCCAACGATTCATACTTTGCTTACTGGTAATATTGCTGTAACTGGACAGGTATCGCAGTGGTAGATGTTCTTTTAGCAAGCGATGATTTGGTTGTTCTTGGAGGTCCAGAAACCGTAAATGTTGAAGTAGATTTCGGACAAAAAGGAGATAGGGGCAGTCTAGTTTTTGTAGGAAATCAAAAACCAATTGATGATCCAGAAGACTTTAAAGACTTAGTTGGTCAAACTCCAAACATATTTGATTTATATATAAATTTATTAACAACTGATGATGAATACCTAATGATATATCAGTATATAGAAGTCTTAGGGGCAAAACAGTGGCAAACTCTTACCAAATTAATTCCTAATACTTATGTTACCAATCAAAATATTGATTTTACTACATCTAATTATTGCCATATTCCAATTGCATCAATAGTTGATCCATCTTATGTTGGTAATACAAATGCATCCAATTTTAGTGTTCAGGCAACATTTAGTACATCTGCAGGATATCCAATTGTTAGTTCTATAAAAGTAGAAGTAGTGTCTTTAAGTGGTATTCAAAATTTAAAAATAACGTTTTATGCAAAGGAATTTGACGGAACCAATTGGGTTGATATCTCTGGATCCAGAACGGCCAACCTTCATATTTCAGTGGTATAATCAAGGGGGTGGTTTAAATGGCAGTAGAAAATATTGGTGGTCTATACAATACTAAGCAGCCTGGATACGAAGATGCTGCAGATATACAAGCAGCACTAAAGGCTTTTCTTTATGGTAGTTATACCTATGACACTACAAGCACAGATCCTACACAACTGCCCAACCCCTCTTTAGCAAGACATCTTCAAGATCTGAGAGATGATGTAACATTTTTAGAAAACCAGGGAATTGGATCTGATTATTTAACTTTAGCCCAAATTGCAGCAATAGTATCTCCTACTGATGGCTATATTGCTATGGCTTCAGACTCTAACGGTGGAGCAGTTGAATCTTTATATGCCTCCGCTTTTTATACAAATGAGGCACCCACAACAGATATAGTAGATGGAGTTCTTTGGGTAGACAAGGATTCCGCAGCACTTGATACATATGTTTATGACTCAACACTTTTGCCAGGGGACCCATGGGTAAGAATCAATGATCTTAAGAATATTATTCAGGCAAAGGGTGATATACTTATCGGCAGTTCTGCTGAAAATGTTGACAATTTGTCTGTAGGCGCAAATGGAACAGTTTTAACTGCAGACGACTCAAGCCCACTTGGTGTCAAATGGCAACAGGTAGATACTGAGTCTATTATAATTTCATCCGTGATGGGTGCGTATTAGGAGGAGATATGGCTACTACACCAAAATTAATGTATCGTGGAAATGCAGCAACATCTAACACCACACTTTATACAGTTGGTTCTGGAAAGACTGGAATTGTTACTGATATTGTTGTAACAAATACAGATTCTGTGTCTGCTACCTTTACACTTAATCTTAACGGTACCGCTTTACTTTCTGCAGCAACAATTGCAGCAAATAGCATGGCAACTTTTGAATTAAAGCAAGTATTAGAAGCAGCAGATACTATTTCTGGTTCTGCATCTGCTACTACTGTTAAATTTCATATAAGCGGAGTTGAGTTATAGTGAGTTATTCTGTATACCCTGCTCCATCTAGTGGATTAACAACTTCAGATCTATATACTAAGTGGACTCAGATAGATTCTAAAACAGCAGACGGATCGTCCGCTTCAATTAACTTTACTAGCATACCATCTACATACAATCAACTAAAGATCGTGTATAGAAATTTAAGACATAACGGTGTTCCATCTGGTAATGCTGCATTAAGGTTAACAGTTAATGGCAGCACTACGGCAACAGATTATTTAAGAAATACAGTTCCTTCGTTAGGAACTTTATCTGATACGATTACTTCAGTATCTTTTAATTTTGTAGATATTTTAGATTATACAATTTCTTTAAATTCAAAACAAATAATATCTGCACAAGGTCTAACAACATCTTTTGGTTATCTTCAGCCAACCGCAATATCTTCATTATCTGTAGTTTGTGATCAAACTTTAGTAGAAGGAACAGTAACTCTTTGGGGTGGCAAGTATTAATGTCAACAGTTAGTTCAACCAGTAAAGTAGCATACATGTATGACCAAGCGTCAGATACTTGGTATGCTGTTGCTGGTACGGCTAACACAAATGTTGCATATACTTGGAATGCTGCCCACACTTTCGGATCTGTAGTAACAGTTAATGATGTTATTCGTGCCAAGGGTGGAGTAAATAGATTTCAAAACCCTACCGCCAGAAATACAATAATCCCATCTCCTGTTAAAGGTACAGTTTGTTTTGTTGAGCAAACAGACGGCGGTACTGATATAAACCAAGTTCAGATTTATAATGGTACATCATGGGTAGGAATGTTAGATACCGAAACCCTAGTAACAAAAACTTCTGATTATACTTTAGGTCTTGCAGATGCAGGAAAAACTATTCTTGTTGATTCGACTCTATCTAGAAACATCACTATTCCAACAAATTTATCTGTTCCATTTGCAATTGGACAAACCTTAAAAATAAATAGGCTAAATACTGGCGATGTAAATATAGTAGGCTCATCTGGAGTTATTATAAATAGTAGACAGGCTTCGACATCGATTGCAGAAAGATATGGAGTTGTAACTCTTATAAAAACAGATTCTGATACTTGGCTATTATATGG